TGCTAATGTCGATAACGTTAAACGTAGAATAGTCCTGTCCTCTTCCCTTCGATACGTCAACACAAACTAGATACTCATGATCTTTTTGTGGTTTATCGTAAACTAGAAAGTCTCCGCCATTGAGATGTTCAATGGGGTTTTTAGCACGTAGGGATAATAAAGTTTCTGCGTTAATTAAAGTATCACCTGTTCCAAAAAAGGTGTTACCAAATTCTTGGTCGAACTGTAATTGTGAAGTGTTCGCAATTGTTTGTCTCTGCCATTCTTCGTCCCTGCCTGGCACATCCCACCAATTTACTTCAAATGGTTGGAACTCGTTTACTCCTTGCTTTGCTCCAGTCCAGATTTTCTCGAATGGGTTTCCGATTCCGTTTGCGGTGGAAGTAATAATGACCTTAGTTTCTCTACCAGCCGACACGACAGGATATGTGGAAGTGTAGAATTCGTTTGCTCTTTCCACAAAAGCGAACTCGTCAAGAAACAGAAGGTTGACAGACATACCACGAATAGAACTGCCTGAAGTGGCAGCCGCAATAATACGAGAGTTATTACTAAACTCAATGCTACCTTTATTAAGTGCTTTACAACCTGGCTGTAAAAAGAACGGTAAGTTTTCCAATGCGAGCGTAACACGACCTAACATCTCCCTTGCAGTAGCACCTTTATTGGCGAGAACTGCGATAGTTTTCTCTGGGTGAAAGATTGCGTACCATAGTATGTAAACCACAGACGAAATACTTTTACCCGACTGACGGCAAGCAAGCACTACGCAGAAACGATTATCGTTAAAGTGGTTAAACATATTCTCTTGGTATGGATACAAGTCAAAATTGACTAGACCATCATCAAGAGAGATAATTTTAACATAGGTGCGAGCAAAATACGCTGGATCATTCATACATTTAGCGTACTCTTTTACCGACTCCTCTGTCCACTCCTCTGCAACCCCATCTTTCTTTACATTGGGATTACCGAGGTAGTTATTCTTCTGATCCTGTAACATCTATCACTTTTTCCTCATCACGTAATATTCTCTGTAGATCAGTAGTAGAACCTATAAACACATTATTGTTGGTAGTCCCTTGATTCTCCAACTGTTTAGGCTCTTGTTTGATTTCCTTATTTTTCTTATTCAGATCCATAAGTTTATCATTTACGTCTGAGATATTTTTAATCATCCCAGATAATACTTCGAATGCACGAGGGTGTTCTGACTCTCGTGCCACTTCGATCATAAGTTCTAAAGACTCTCTACCCCTTTCGATTAGATCGTAATAGGTGTCTCTGGAATACTCGTAATCTTTATTAACGTTCTTGTTTTCATCTGTCATTTATACTTCACTATCAAGGAGTTGAATATTAAATCCGAAATCACTGTCTGGACTTATATTAGACGGTGTCGGTGTTATATTTAGTCTTTCAACAAATAAATCACTATCCTGTAATCCCTCTTCTTTTAAGAAGAAGTTTGCATCAACAGTACGCACAATAGGTGCATCTTTATCTGGCCCATAGAACGACATCTTCATCTCAAAGTCTAGTGTGTAGATGATAGTACGTCTTTGTCCTACAGATCCTTCGAAGTCATCTGAGAAGGTAACACCATTCAATACGACTGGTGTGTCTTCTATAATCTCAGCATAATCCGTAAACGGTTTTACTGATAGAGTATATTGTGGGTTAAAATATGGTATAATCTGTTCCACAACTTGCAACGCATCATCTTGACTCTTTGCATAGATGTTAAGTTGAAAACCCATTGTGTAGGGAACAGATGTGTAAAATCTTTTCTTTGCCGTATTCGCTGTAGCCGCTCTACTGAACTTATTGGTCTTAGGTAATTGTCTCTCTGGATCGTATGCAATATTTGTAATCTCGAACGACATACGAGGAAGTTTCATTGCGACTCTACGTTCTGCTTCCTCTCCTTGAGACATCTGATTTAGTCTTTCTATGAAAGATCTTCTAGGTGCATACGACAACGGAACTTTTACTTGGGATACAGTTGCACCCGAAGAGTTCTGTCGTAATACGTGTAAGTTATTGAACAGTGATCCAAATACGGATACTGCCGTTCTAACACGCTTGTTATAAAACCAACTACCAAACATTAAAATATATCTCCAAACGGATTACTTTCACTGAAGTCTAAGAAGTCACTTTCGAAATCATCGAACACTTTATTCTGTGCAGTATTCTGTATTTGTTGTAATTCTTCTACAAGTTTAGGAACCCACTCAGCCGTAGATGATGCACCGACTATCTTAGCGCTTGTTGAGAATGATCTGAATTGTCCGTCAGTACTTCCCACGTGTGCAAGTTGAAGTATGCGGTCACTATCTGACCAACGTGTTACTTCACCTTTGATTGAGTAAGTAGAATTATCTTGAGTAACAGTTTCACCTATAATGAACTGACCACCAGCCGTAGGCGCATCTACTGTTACTGTAGGTACTGTTGTATAGTAATCACCAGAGTCTACAATATTAACTGAAGATATAGATCCACCTGTCATTACCGCAGTAAGTTCTGCTGAATCACCGTTGAAGTGTCTCAACAATGCAGTACTTGAATTACTATCAAACTCTGAAGTAGGTACAGATATTCCTGTAGGTTGAGCAGATACTATAATGTTTCCGACCATGTTCTGATGGCCAGATACAGTACATTGATAAGTATATGTTCCTGTTGCAGTTGGAGTGAACGTAGTTTCTTCGGTAGAAACATCTTGTGTTGCGACTACGTTATTACCACTGTCTTTAATCTCTATTGGATGACCACCAGAGTTGTTATCAAGGACGAGTGTATCGCCTATTATAACATTAATTTCTGGATCTGTCAAGTCTGTAATTTCACCATTTCTATCAGATTGACTTGCATCGAATGTATAGTCTGCACCATCACCACCAGATATGGTTAGTGTGTAAGACTGTGTAGTATGAGTGAGCCTAGAGTCAAAGATCGCTGAGGCGTCTCCTACGAGCGCTCTCATCTCATCTATTTGACCATTAAACGAACTATAGTTAATACCGTCAACTTCACGAGCAGCGAACGAACCTACAGAGAATCCATGATTACTTATTAGGTTAAGTGTTCTGTCCGAAGAAGAATCCAAATACTTTGTACCATTAACATACACAAAGAAATCATTATCATCATGACCTACAAGTACATGTGTCCAGTTACCAGCTTGTATAGTGTCGTTCGGTACTTCTTTTAATGTGTGTCCATTGTTATCTGCATAAGAATAAACTATTCTACCATTGTTATTCAGACCAAAGATCATCTCGTTCTGAGGTGTATCACCCCCTGTAACGAATAATGCTTGTTGACCAGAAGTAGGTAGATTTGTTGGTTTGATGAATAGTTCTACTGTACCTTCTGCGTTCTGTAATAGATACTGTCCTTCATCACCGTGACCTAAATTAGAGTATAACGCAGATCTACCAAATTTAGATGCGTTTATAACACCACTAGTTACAAGTGTAGGTGCAGTTATATAACCAGAACCACCACTTGAAATAGTAACAGATTTAACTCTACCTTGATCTGTCATCACAGGAACTAGTACAGGTTTGTTCTCTTCGCTTGTATTCATTGTAAGTTTATACTGGAACGCACCTTCATACTCTACCGCATCAACAGATGGGATATCAGTATCAAAGTCTTCGTCACTGTATTCGAATAACTCACACTGCATACGGAATGTAGGCAGATTACTTAATTGATAGAACGGAGTTTCTGTCTCTACCTTGAGAACCTCAAACATGGATTCTGACATAGGTAGATAAATGACATCTCCTTCACGAGGACGGAAACCATGTTCCGCAAGATTGTCACCTACTAGTTTCTTCCAACGTCTACGTGCGACAACAAAAGTGGCTTGGTCTCTTAACTCGATACCAAACTTGGTGAATAGATCTCCCTCTCCATCAAAACCTTCTTGGTTCTCGATGTACATCTCGATCTTATATGAATCTGAAAAACGTGACGGAATGTCATCACCAAAGATCTTGTCTTGGTTGACTATCTCACGTGGGATATAGTATACGTCCTGACCATAGAACTTTAAAGACTCTATTACTATGTCTTCATATAGGTGTTGTTCTGAACGTACCTTTTGACTAATATACGGATTTGTCGCCATATCATCCTACGAAGAAGACAGGGCCTATGTCTTCCTCTTCCCTAAACCTAGTTCTAATTTGTTCAATCTCATTATTGGCATCCTCAAATATAGAACGTCCATTGATCTGAACACCGCCAGGCAAGGTCATACCATCAAACTTCAATAGGTTAGTTCCCCATTGCCTTTTTATAATTGCTGTGGTATACTCTTTAAGGAACTTATGGTTCCATAGGGAATTATATTCTGTTGTTGAATCTGGAGTTCTTATTCCATACACTTCTGCAACAATGTAATCTCCAACACTAAGTTTCTCAGAACTTAGATAGAAGTATAAACGATTACCCTGTCGGTCATGTGTTATCTCTGGAATGCCACTTAATTTCATATCAAGTAATGATAGGTGTTGTTGCATCTGTTCATAGTATGCAATGTCACCAGCATAATTGTTTAGATCCGTGACATCATTCAACATCATCTGATACTTGATATCAAAGAAATTTGTTGTTTGTGAAACAGTAT